GTTTAACAGTTATATGGCCAAGTGAATGGGTTTTTACACATAGAGGTAGAAAAGCAGTAAAAGGAAATAAGTATATTATTACTGGGTGGTATGGGTTTAGATAGAATTAAAAGATTTTCTAATGACTGTTTAGAAAATGTTACCTATCCAGATAAACCTACATCATGGCATATTCAAGGAATATTAAAAAACAGATCCAACCAAGAATTTAAGTTTGATGTAGGATTAATGTTTAACATGCCTAATAACGAATTAGGTAAAAAAGGAAACACTACAAGTAAAGCAGATAAAATGGTATTTGAAGACTTAAATCAATGGATTATAATTGATTTAAAAGAACTATATAAATACTTAAAAGATAAAAAATTGCAAAAAGTTTATCTACAAGATTTGATATCTGAACTAGAATGGAATATAGTACTACCAAAATTAAGTTTTACAATGTAAAAAAATAAGAGTATAGTAACATATGGCTTCATCTTATTCTACAGACTTAAAATTAGAACTTATGGTAACTGGCGAAAATGCCAGTACTTGGGGAGAAAAATCTAATAATAATTTAAATCTTTTACAACAAGCTATTGCTGGTTATCAAGCTATTGATGTAGCTAGTGCTGATGTAACTTTATCAATGTCTGATGCTTCTATTTCTAATGCTAGAAATATGATTATAAAACTTACAGGCACTTTAGCAGGAAATAGAATAGTTAAAGTTCCTGATAGTATTGAAAAATTTTATATAGTACAAGACGCAACTACACATGGTAGTTTTAGTTTAACTTTTAAAACAGTTTCAGGATCAGGGTTTACTTTAACTCAAGGTCTTATTAGTGCTGCTTTTTCAGATGGCACAAATATTACAGCTGTTAATTTAGATACTTTATCAGGTACTATTGGAACAGCTCAAATTGCAGATAATGCAATTACAACTGCAAAAATTTTAAATAATAATGTTACATCAGCAAAAATTTTAGATAGTAATGTTGGAACAGCTAAAATTGCTGATGGAGCAGTTATTGAAGCAAAATTAGGAAATGACGCCGTTACAGCTGCAAAACTTCAAAGAAAATTTACAATTAGTACCAATGCACCTTCAGGAGGAAGTGACGGTGATATTTGGTTAAAATATTCATAGGAGCTTAAATGGCTAATACTTATGGAAAAGTTTCAGGAGCATTTAAACAAATAGAAAATGCTTATGGAAAAGTTTCAGGAGCTTGGAAAGAAGCAGATGAAATTTATGCTAAAAATTCCGGTACTTGGGAATTAGTATTTGCAGCATTTACTTCAACCTCTTATACTACAGTAAGTTCTGGTTCAGGTACTTTTACAGTTCCAGAAGGAGCAAATGCAATTCATATTCAGTCAGGTGTTGGTGCTGGAGGTGGAGCAGTAGGAGGTGTAAGTTACGATCAGGCAGGTGGAGAATCATCTGGACCTGGTGGTGGATCAGGTGCTTATGTGTCTGACAAAGTATTTACAGTAACTGAAGGTGAAACAATTTCTTATTCAATAGGTAGCGGTGGAGCTGCCTCACCTTTTCCTACAAACTTTCCTTCAAATGCAACTTCAGGTGGAACTTCAACACTTTCTGGTTCGTCAACTGGTTCAATATTTTCATTAGCTGGTGGTGGTGGAGGTACAACTTCTGGAGGTGGATCACAAGGTCCTTTGAGATCAAGCTCTGGAGGAACTGCAGGTTCAGCTACTATTAATGGTACAGCAATTACTTCAGGTACTTTTAGAGATATAGATGGTACTACTAAAAATGTAACAACTCTAGATGATGGTCCTGTTGGAACATTTAATCAATCAGGGAATGGTGCTGTTGGAGGTAACAACGGTAACTGTAGTGGAGATGGCTGTAGAATTGATGGATCAGATGGAGCTGATTCTTATGCTGGAAATATTGATGGTGGTTCTGGAAGTTCGTCCTCTGGATCAGGAACAACTGCAGGTGTTGGTACTAGAGGTTCTGGAGGCGGAGGTGGTGCTGCTCAATTACCTATAACTTTTGCTTCTACAGCAGGTGCTGTTGGTGGAACAGGGGAAGTTAAATATAGATTTATAAGAGTAAGTTAGTATATAATAACAAAAAAAATAGATTTAAAATTATGCCTTTAACTCAATTAAATTTTCAACCTGGATTAGACACTGAAAATACTCCTACTGGAGCAGAAGGTAGATGGGTAGATGGAGATAAAATAAGATTTCGTAAAGGACTTCCTCAAAAAATAGGTGGTTGGACTAAATTTAGTACGTCTTATTATGTAGGAGTAGGAAGAGCTTTAGAACAATGGTTTGCTTTAGATGGTTCTCGTTTTGAAGCTTTAGGAACTGATCGTAAAGTTTATGTTTTTACAGCTGGAAATAGTCAAGATATTACTCCTATAAGATCAACAGATGCTCTTGTTAATGCTTTTACTACTACAACAAGTAGCAATATTTTAACTATTAGTGATACTGGACATGGAGCTTCTCAAGGAGATTTTGTAACTTTAAGTGGAACGACTGCAGCAGTCGGTGGAATTTCAGCTGCAACTTTAAATGCTGAATATGAAATTTTAAATATATCAAATAATGATGCTTATACTATTCAAAGTAGTGCAACAGCTAGTGCTAACGCAGGACCTACTGCTAACTGTACTGCAGTATATGAAATAAGTACTGGTCCTAGTATTCAAACTTTTGGATATGGTTATGGATCAGGTACATGGAATACTGGTACATGGGGAACTCCTAGAACATCTTCTAATGTAATTCTTGATGCACGGTTATGGTCTATTAATAATTGGGGGGAAGATTTAATACTAACTCAAAAAGACGGTTCAACTTATGAATGGGATACTTCTTTAGGAATGTCAGGTAATAGAGCTACTGTTGTTGCTAATGCTCCTACTAATTCTACGTTATCAATAATATCTACAGAAACTAGACACGTAGTATGTATGGGAACAGAAACAATTATTGGAAATACAGCTAGCCAAGATAAAATGTTTATACGTTGGTCTGATCAAGAAAATTATGATTTTTGGACACCTAATGTAACTAACTCTGCTGGATCACAAAGAATAGCTGGAGGAAGTGAAATTAGATGTGCTCGACCAGCTAAAGGAACTATGTTAATATGGACAGATACTACAATGCAATCAATGGCTTTTATAGGTCCTCCTTTTATATTTGGTTTTAGACAATTAGGTAATGACTGTGGAGCTGTCGGTCTTAACTCTGCAATAGTAGTAGATGATGTAGCTTACTGGATGTCTGATGGACAATTCTTTAGATATGCTGGATCAGTTCAAGAAATACCTTGTCCTATATTAAATCATGTATTTGAAAATATTAATAAATCTCAATATCCTCAAGTTTATGCTGCACAAAATTCTAACTTCTCTGAAGTAATATGGTACTATTGTTCTACTTCTTCTAATCAGTGTGATCGTTATGTTATTTATAATTATTTAGAAAACTCTTGGTGTTTTGGAAATATGAGTAGAAGTACTTATCAAGATAACGGAGTTGAATTAAATCCTTTAGCTACAGAGTATTTAGCTAATTCCAATGTAAGTACTATTTCAACAATTAATGGAATAACTCAAGGAAGAAGTATAATATATGCTCAAGAATCAGGAGTAGATGCTGATGGTGCTGCTTTACCAGCTTTTATTCAATCAGGTGATGGAGACATTGCTGATGGTGAAACATTTAGTTTTATTAATAAAGTTATACCTGATTTTCAAAATCAAAGTGGTAACACTGTAATCACTTTAAGTGTTAAAGACTATCCTAATGATACAGCAACTGTAGGAGAAACTTTAACAGTAAATAACACAACTAGGTTCGTTAATACACGTATTCGTGGTAGACAATCTAATATTAAGATAGAAAATAATAATATTGGAGATAACTGGAGATTTGGTACATTAAGAGTAAACATAAAACAAGATGGAAAAAGATAAATATACTATAAGACCAGCTAAAATATCTGATGCTGTTCGTATAAGAGAACTATTGAAAACGTGGCTTACAGAGGCTCCATTCAACTTTGGAAACACTAATAATACTAAAGCTTTAGACAATATAGTATTTTACATTAAGAATAGTTTTGTTATAGTAGTAGAATATGAAAATATTATTAT